CAACTTTCAACGAACGTCCGAAACGCGCGCCTGGATGCCATCGAATCCACGATCGGCACCGGCGCCATTCTGCGCATCTACGACCTGTCGGGCGCGGCGCCGGCCAACTGTGCAGCCTCGATCACCGGCACCGTGCTGGTCGAGATGACATTGCCGAGCGACTGGATGGCCGCCGCATCGAGCGGCAGCAAGGCCAAGAGCGGCACATGGGAAGACACCAGCGCGAACGCCGACGGCGTCGCCGACTTCTTCCGGCTCTTCGCCAGTGACGGCACCACCTGCCACCTGCAGGGCACGGTGACCACGACCGGCGGCGGCGGAGACATGACACTCGTCAACACGAGCATCAACACCACTCAGCCCGTGACGATCAGCGGGTTCACGCTCACCGACGCCAACGCATAGTTCTGCGCTCAGGAGCTTAATTGACAGCTACTCCCGCTGCCGTCGCCACGAACAGCTACGCCTCGGCCACATCGTCGCCCAGCGTCACGATGCCGTCTGGCATCTCGGCCGGCGACCTGCTGCTGACGAGTCTGATGCTGGATTCTGGCTCCAGCCTTTCCATCACGCCGCCGACTGGCTGGACACTCAAACACCGCGCTGACAACGGCACAGGCTCGTTTTTGGTCGCGGTGTATGAACGCATCGCGGACGGGAGCGAGGCAGGCAGCTACACATACACCCTGGGCAGCAGCGTCGTCGGCTCGGCTCAAACAGTTCGTTACACGGGGCATGATGCGTCGTGGAGTGACGCGACGGTGTTATCCAACACCGGCCTGTCGGAACAAATTTCCGCCTATGGTGTCACGACCAACACCGACGACGCGCTGTTCGTCATCATCGTCGGTGTAGACAGCACGAGCAACATCCCGTCTTTGCCATCGGGGTGGACGGATATATCGAACGGGAACGGCACAAGCCGAGGCTGGCGGATTTGTTCGCAGGTGATGCCAACCGCCGGATGGTATGGCGGGAATGTTGTTTTTGCGCAAGGCTCATCGCGTCACTGGGCGACTGTCGCACTCGCGATCAAGCCCGGGTCGAGTGCGGCAGAGGCAACACTCAATGCCACGCTGGGCGCGCTGACCAGTTCAGCCACCGGCAACTCCACCGTCGATGGACAGGCGAACGCCACGCTGGGTGCGCTCGCCACCACGGCCGCCGGCAGCTCGTCGATTGACGGCCAAGCCAGCATCACGCTCGGCGCGCTGACAGCCTCCGCGACTGCTGTCACCGCCATCGCCGGCGTTGTGAACGCCACGCTGGGTGCACTGACCAGTGCAGCCGCCGGCAACTCCACCGTTGAAGGCCAGGCCAGCATCACACTCGGCGCGTTGACGGTTGCAGCCGCCGGCGCATCCTCGATCGATGGCCATGTGAACGCCACGCTCGGTGTGCTGACCACGTCGGCAGAGGGCAATGTCGCCATCGCCGGCGACGTGAATATGACGCTTGGCGCGCTGACGGCCACCATCGAGGGCGGATCCTCCATCGACGGCCAGGTGAACGCCACGCTCGGTGCGCTGACCGCATCGAGCGCCGGCAATGCGCTCATCGAGGGCCAGGCCAGCATCACGCTGGGTGCATTGACAGCCGCCGGCGCGGCGATCTCATCGATTGATGGCGTTGTATCTGCCACGCTGGGTGAGCTGACACTGGTGGCGACGGGTGAAGTCCAGGACGGCACCATCACAGGCTCGCTGGACGCCACGCTGGGCGAGCTGACCAGTGCCGCTGCCGGCAACTCCACCGTCGAAGGGCAGGCAAACAACACACTCGGCGCGCTGACGGTTGCAGCCGCCGGCAGTTCCTCCATCGACAGCCAGGTGAACGCCACGCTTGGCGCGCTCACCACGTCGGCAGAGGGCAATGTCGCCATCGCCGGCGTTGTGAGTGTGACGCTCGGCACGCTGATCGCTACCGCAGCCGGCGGGGTGGGTGTGCAGGGTGAGGTGACTGCCACACTCGGCGCGCTGACACTGGTGGCCACGGCCGAGAGCGACCCGTCACTGATCGAGGGAGAAGTTGATGTCACACTCGGTGCGTTGACCACCACAGCCGCCGGCAACATCGAAGTCGTTGGTGTAGCCAGCATCATGTTGGGCGTGTTGATCGCGGTTGCCACAGGCACAACAAGCGACATTGTGGCGACGTTCATCATGAATGATCAGAGGGCATTGGCGATGAGATCGTCGGAATTGCTTGCACAACGAGACATGCGTGCATTGAGGATGAAATGAGCAACACCCGTGAACTGGAAAACAGCCCTATTAAGCAATCGGTGCGCGAGAAACGCGCTCATACGGTGCAGCTTGCAGCCGGCTTGTCTGCAACAGATCCTGTTGTGAAGGTGTTCGACGAGAGCACTGAAGCGGATATCAGCAACGCAAATGGGGTTCTTGATGGCACGCCTACGATCGCCAGTTCGTTTTTCACCACACCACTGATTCAAGTGCCAATAGCGGGCAGGGGGTATCGCGTCGAATGCTGGTTTAAAACGGGCGGCGAGCAGTGGATCCGCTACTTCAGGATCCTGGCTGAAGCGTGAGCAAGCGAGCGTGCGCAGCGCGGCAGTGCGTTCGCAGGTGTCTTCCCGGCGTGTGCAGCGAGCTTTCTGGCAGTTGCACCACACACCACCTGCGAAGCCGCCCAACGAACACGCTCACTTGCCGGCGCCATAAATAGTATAAGCGTATACGATTTAAGTTTTATGAGTGTAGGTAAACATCCATGGCTGCGGTGGTCTAGCGAGCCAACCGAGGCATTTCGCGCGTTTGAGCGATATCGCGACATGCCGGCGGTCGAGCGCACCATCGATGCTGCCTACCTTGCGCACTGGGACAAAGAGCAAAAAAGCGCGCGGAAGAAAAGAGGCCGCAAAGCGGGCGCGCGCCGGCCTGACAAGGCATCGGGTCAATGGTCGGTGTGGGCTTCGAAATTCAACTGGGTTGAGCGCGCAAAGGCCTTTGACGATCACAACGCTGCCGTGCGTGAAGAGGCGCGCCAGCGCGCGATCGCGGACGAGGCGGAGAAGTGGGAACGCCGGCGCGCGGCCATTCGCGAGCGAGATTACACGCTGGGCGAGGAACTGCAGCGGCGCGCCGAGGAGCTCGTTGATGCGACGTTTGACACGGTGACGCCATCGTCTCTTGCGCGCATGGCGGAGGCCGGCTCCAAGCTCACGCGGCTCGCCGCCGGCCTGGAAACCGAGCACCAGAAGGTGAGCGGCGCAATCGCGGTCATCGATGTGGACTTGAGCGACAAGACAGATGATGAACTCAATCAATATCTCACCCAGCTCGTTGGCGCCGCCAGCATCGTCCTTGGACTTTCGGCGCCAGGCGGAGGGGCATACGCGAGCGATCCGGGCCGGCCTGCGTGAGGTGATCCGGCGCGCGAAAGTTGCCGGCCGCATCACGCCTGAAGCCGTGATTGCGTATGCTGCGCTGCATCTGGCTGACGATGGCAGCCGGCCACTCCTGCCGGCGGCACACCACTGGCTGTGGCTCAAGCTTGCCTGCGACGAGCGCATCCGCAAGCTGCTCTTTATCGCCCCGCCTGAAAGCGCCAAGACCACGTGGCTGATCAGCGCGTATGCCGGTTGCCACATCGGCTTCTTCCCAGAGCGCTCGGTCATCATCGGTTCGGCGTCCGGCAGCATCGCCGAGAAGCGCTCGGTGTCACTCCGCGCAATGGTGGAAACGCAGAGCTGGCAACAAACCTTCCCCGACGTGCTGCCGATCAAAGCGGGTGAAGGTCTGAAATGGTCGACGCTGGAATGGTCGGTCGCGCCAGGCGGTGTGCCCCGCGCCGGCCGGCTGCATCCCACCATCGCTGCATACGGCACTGGCGGCTCCATCATCGGCTCGCGTGCCGACCTGGTGATCGGTGACGACCTGCTCGACTTCGACAACTCGCGCACGGCGCACCAGCGCCAGTTCGTCGAGCTGTGGATGCACAACTCGCTCTTGAGCCGGCGCAAGGCTGGCATTGGCCGCGCGATCCTGATCGGCAATGCCTGGCATCACGAAGACCTGTATGCGAAGGCGCGCCGAGAGGGTGGATGGGTGGTCTGCCACATGCCCATTCTCAGCGACAGCGATAACGTGTATGCCAACCTGACCTATCCCGACGATTGGCCGTATGAGCGCCTCGGCGAGCCAGTGGCGCAGGCTGATGTGTAAATGGATAAAGATGATGACCAACTACAACAGTGACAGCGCGCAGGGCCGGCAATATGACAGCGTGGCCGATCTACTTAACCTCGGCACGGTGGGGGACTGGGCGCTCTCGCCTGAAGGCGAACTTTCGGCGATCTGGATCCGCACGCCTGACGGCTCTCCAAGCGGCACCATGAGCCGGCTGCCGATTGCGCCAGTTGACAGCGTTCAAGCCTGGTGGGAGTGGGATGGCGATCGCGATGCACCGACGATTTCGCCGTCGATTCACCGCCTGCCGATCCTAGGTTACAAGCCAGGGTGGCATGGCTTCATGCGGGCAGGCCGGCTGGAGAGTTGTTGACCATGGCAAATAGCTTCATGTTTGTGCGCATGAGCCATCGGGAGTGGTGGCTCCCGAATTATTGGCGGGTGCAAGCCATCTGGTGGCACTACTCCTTTGGATGGAAGCACGTTTGTGACATCTATATGTTTGGCCCCGATCTGGTCTTCCCGCGCGCGCCGACGCCTCCATCGGGCTTTCAACTGAATTGATTTGTATATACAGCCATGCCGACGCAAACACGCTACCTGCTGCATACCAACGGGCCGGCGCTATGGCCAGAGCACAAAGCATTGGCCGAAGTGCTGGAACTGCAGGCCACCACGCTGCCCCAGGTGTGGCGCGCCACATATCAAGGCTCGCCCACGGCGCCGGAAGGCACAGTCTTCAAGCGCGAATGGTTCCGGCACAACCGCTTCGACGCCGGCAGCGTGCAAATCGCCTCGCAGGTGGTTGCGCGCTGGATCTCGTTTGACACCGCATCCAAAGACAAGCAGGACAACGCATTCACCGCCAGCGTTGTTGGCGAGCTGCTCAGCGATTACCGGCTGCTCATCCGCCACGTGTGGCGCGACCGCATGCAATTCCCCGATCTGCCCGAGACGATCACGGCTCAGGCGCGCCGGTTCAACAATGACGGCCGGCTGCGCGGCGTGATCATCGAAGACAAATCAACCGGCACGTCCGCATATCAAACCTTGATGTCGGCTGCCGAGAACTGGCTCCGCCCGCTGCTCATCGCATTCCAGCCAGACGGGGACAAAGAAACGCGTGCATCACAGGCCGGCGTGTGGTGCCTGAATGGGTGCGTGCTGCTGCCGGCGCCAGGCGAACAGGTGCCGTGGCTGGTGGATTTTGAGGACGAACTTTTCACGTTCCCCGGTTCGGAGTTCATGGACCAGGTGGACGCGTTCAGCCAGCTCATTTTGTATACCGAAAACCTTTTGGCCGAGGGGTGGCGTGCGCGCCAGCAGCCGGCCACGACGGAGGCTTACTCATGAATCTCATTGATCGTGTCTTCAGTGCGCTGCGCAACATCCGGGCCCAGCGCCGGCCCGGCACGCCATCGAGCACTGCGCCGGCGCTCAGCGCCAACTCGCGCACCTACTTCCGGCTGCTCAAAGCGTATTACCTCAACAACGCGCTGTATGACGATGTGGCGTATGCCTTGCGCAAGGCCGGCGTGTGGAACGAGGCGCTCAAGCCCATTCGAAACCCGGCGTCACGGGTGGTCGAGTTCTATCCCGCCACGCTTTGGCCCGGCTCGCTCGACGACGGCCTGCCGGTCAGCGACGCATCCGACGCGCTGAAGGACGCCATCTACCAAGTCTTCACCTGGTCGAATTGGGCGATCAAAAAGCAGACGATGGCGCGCTGGCTGCCGCTGTATGGCAACGTCTTCATCAAGGTCGCGCAACGTTTCGACAACCGACCCTACCTGCAGCTCATCGAGCCGGAATACATCAACAGCTTCGATGCGGACGAGCGAGGCTTCCTGACGTTCTGCCGGATTGACACGCCCCAGATCCGGCAAATGGGAGACAAGGCCGTGCAATACACGCGCACGGAGGTGTGGGACAAAGACACCATGGAGATGCGCATCTACGAGCATGAGCGTGATGATGCGCCCCTCGACCAGATCGGTGATCCGATCCTCATCCAGCCTTTCGAGACGATGGGCATCGACTTTGTGCCGGTCGTGCACGCGCCCTTCCGCGATATCGGCGAGAAGTGGGGCGCCGGCGTGTTTGCCCAGCAGATCGACAAGATCGATGAAGCCAATCGCATGGCCACGCGTCTGCACCAGATGCTCTTTCGCAACAACAAAAACACCTGGGCGATCACCGCCGGCGGCGTCGACGACAAAGGCCGCCCGTTGCCGGCGCCGAAGGTGGGCGGCTCGACCGCTGTCGACGCGGAGCAGCAAGGCAAGGTTTCAATCGGCGACGATGAGATCTTCTATCTGCCGGGCAATAGCGACATGAAGAGCCTGGTGCCCAACCTGCAATATGCGGCGGCGCTGAGCATCCTCAACGCGATGATGGCTGAGCTTGAAAGCGACCTGCCCGAACTCTTGTTCTATCGCATCAAGGAATTCGGGCAAACCAGCGGCGTGGCCATCCGTCGCATCCTGTCGGGGGCTGTTTCGCGTGCCGAGGAAGGCCGGGGGAACGGGGAGGCGGCCATCATTCGTGCCGTGCAAATGGCGCTCACCATGGGCGCGAACGCTGGCATCTTCCAGAACATTGGCGCGTATGACACCGGCGACTTCGACTTCACCTTCAAGCGCCGGCCAGTGCTGCCGGCGGATCCCACCGAGATGCTGCAGGACCTGCAACTCAAGCAGTCGTTCGGCGTGCCCGATCGGCAATTGCAGATCGAGGCCGGTTACACCGAAGAAGACTTCAAGCAGTGGGACAAATGGAAGGCGGATGAGCCACCGAACCCACTGCTGGCCGCCGGCGCAGCCGCCCGGCTCCTGGGGGGTCAACCCGTAGACGAAGGCGATGCGACGGCGCTGTTGAATCGATAACCTGTGATCACACATGAGCTTGAGTGAACTGCTGCGCATCAAGCGTGAATGGATGGCGGCGCTCGAAGCGCGTGAGGCCGGCGCGCTGACGCGCATGATCGACAGCTATGCCGAGATCGCCACTGCACTGGCTGCCCAGGCTGAAGGGGCGTGGCTGGACATCGAGCGCAAGCGCGCCGCCGGCGAGGCGGTCACGCAATCAGCGCTCTTCCAGGAGGCGCGCATTCGCGCGCTGCTGCTGCAGGCGCAGCAGCAATTCACCGAGTGGGCTGATACCGCTGCCATTGAAACGGATGCCCTGCGCGTGTCCGCTGTGCGCATCGCCGGCGACGCCGTGCGCAGCGAGTTGAGCTATCTCACCACGCCGCCCGGCCAATCGTCGAGCGTGGTCGGCGCCTTCGACATCCTGCCCGTCGACGCGATCAACGAACTGCTGGCCGCACTTGTGCCCGGCTCGCCTGTTGCCGGTCTGTTTGCCGCACTGCCCCCGAGCATTTCCGCGGAAATACGAAAGGCCCTGGTGGTCGGCCTGGCCACCGGCGAGAACCCGCGCGCCGTGGGACGGCGGATGACCAGGTCGGCCGGCGGCGGGTTGGCCAACGCGATCCGGATTGCGCGCACGGAGATGATGCGCGCCTACCGCGCCGCCCATCACGCCAATTACCAGCGCAACAGCGACGTGGTGAAAGGCTGGATCTGGCTGAGCGCGCGCAACAGCCGCACGTGCGCCGGCTGCCTGGCCATGCACGGCACGTTTCACCCGCTGGAGGAAACGCTCGATGATCATCCCAATGGCCGCTGCACCCCGCTGCCGGTTACGAAGACCTGGGCCGAGCTGGGGTATGGCAATCGTGGCTGGCAGGAAACCAGCGTGGGTGAGGATGGTGTTGAGAGCGGCGAGGACTGGTTTGCCGCGCAATCGCTCGATGTATGGGAGAAGGTGTTGGGCAAGGCCGGCGCCGGCGCCTACATCAGCGGCCGCGTGAAGCTGGTCGATTTCGCCGGCATCCAGAAAAGCCCGATCTGGGGCAACTCGATTTATCAGCGTTCGCTGGCGGATGCGCTGAAAGCTGCCGAAGCGCGACAGCGCAGTGAAGAGAATAACCGCCGGCGCGCCCAGCGCGCGGCCCGAGCCGCACAGGCGACGAGCACCACTGCTGCAGCAGGCGTCACGCCCGCCGGCGTGCCGGTGAGTCGTGCACTCTCACCCAATCCGGACATCAAGGAACTGGTGGACGGCGTTGCTGCAGCAATCGACAAGGTGCACGGCGACGGCGCGTTGCCGACGCTGCCGATTCGGTATGCCATCAACTGGCTAGATCGCATGCCGGCCGGCGTGTATGGGGCATATCGCCGCACGCAGCGCGACGTGCCGCATGACATCCTCATGAACAAGCGGTATGGCGGGAAGCGCATGACGCTGGCGCATGAGCTCGGGCACTTCATCGATCATGCTGGCCTGGGACAGGTCGGCGTTCAGCGATTTGGATCTGAAACCGAACTGATGAACGCCTGGCGCCGCGCGGTGTTCTCAACGCCGACGGTGCAGACCTTGGAGCAGCACCGAGACAACATGCTGCGACAGCTCAGCACCACGATCCAGACCCCCGCCGGCCCGCGCCAGGTCTTCATCTCGGTGCGCTTTCTGGATTACCTGCTCAGCGACAAAGAATTGTTTGCGCGGTCATATGCGCAATACATCGCCGTGAGAAGCGGCGACAAGGCAATGTTGCGCGAATTGCGTCGGGATCAGAAGCGTGTGGATATGGACAAAGGGATTTACTTTTCGAACCAATGGCAGGATGATGAATTCGAGGTGATTGCAAAAGCCTTTGACGAGGCCTTCAGGCAACTGGGATGGATGAACTAACTGCAGTTGAGATCGCACGTGCAGATCAACTCCTCGCAGCATTTGGTGAACCCATCGATCTGGGCTTTCCAACATTGCCGTTTGATGATGCGGTGCTGTGCTGCAGGCGTGTGACAGGCCTTGATGAAGCGGCGGCCGCACAGCTCGTATCGGCCAATCGCGGCGATCTGTTTGATGACGTGATGATTGTTGACAGCGAAAACTGATATATACTTTTGCCAACTGGAGCCGAAACCGGCAGGTCATTTGACCTGCCGGTTTTTGTTTTCCACTTTCATCACGAGCACGCGCGCGGTTATAGACGCGGGAGAGACATGGCAGACGCAGCAAAACCGAACGAAGGCAATCTTGAGAAGCCCGACACGCCGGCCACGCCGGCGCCGGGTGCAACTCCGACCTCACCGGCCACGCCACCGGAACCAACGGCGGAGAAGAAGGTCGAGTTCACGCCCGAACAGCAGAAAGAGCTGGACCGCATCCTGGCTGAACGGTTGAAGCGCGAGAAAGAAAAGACCGAGCGCGCTGAAGCCAAGGCGAAACAGGAAGCGGAGGAGGCCGCGCTGAAAGACAAGCAGGCCTTCGAGGAGCTGGCAAACAAGCGCCAGGCGCGCATCACCGAACTGGAAAGCCAGGTCGGCGAAATGGATGCGACCCGGCAAAAGCTGGTCGATTACGAGAAGACGTTCACTGATATTTTGAAGGCCGAGAAAGATGGCCTGGACGCCTCCATCGCGGCACTCCTTGACAAGCTCGATCCGCTGGAACAGTTGAAGTGGCTTTCAGAGAACAAGGGCAAGGCCAAGCCGGCGCCCAAATCGCCGGTGCCGCCGACCCCGCCGCCCTCAGATGGCAAGCCTGCTGCAGATGCCGATATCGCCAAACGCCGCGAGTCGTTTGGCAAAACCGTTCAAAGTTTCTTCTAGGAGTTCGATATGGCAAACCTCACAATCGACGCGACGAAAGTTGCCCCTGTGCAGGTGATCGAGCAGTTGACCGGCCCCGCGAATGCTGCGCTTGAAAAGGGTGATCTGGTCCGGCTCGATACCTCGACGGGCAAGTTCGTCAAGGCGCAGGCGACCAACGCCGGCAATGCGCGCGCGTGCGGCATGGTGATCACCAAGGCCGTCGCCGCCAACCAGACGGTGACCGTGGTGCGCAAAGGCTGGGTGAACATCGGCGACGCGATGAGCGCGCTGAACTTTGACGCTGATGTGTTTCTGAGCGACACCGCCGGCACGGCCGCGGATGCCGCCGGCACCGTCAGCAAGGTGATCGGCACCGTGGTGCCGGGGTGGGGCGCGACGGCCGGCGACCGGCTGCTGCGCATCGACCTGTAAGGAGGCCGCTGCACGAATTGCTTCAAACGATTCAACGCAGAGGAATACCATGCCAAACAATACTGTTGCTTACGGCTTTATCGGCCTCGAAAACGTGATGGGCCAGCGCCTCAACACCGTGAACGGTGAGGTGATCCGGCGCGCCATCGATGACACCTTCCAGGAATACAACCGCCAGGCCACACAGCTCATCAGCACGGTGGCCCAGCGCACGACCCGCTCGAAGCGCCGCTACACGCAAGCCGGCTCCTCGACACTGCAGCCGCTGGATCAGTGGGGCAACCCCATCCCGGTGAAGGATCGACCGTCGTATGACGTGGCGTTCCCCATCCAGGGCGGCGGCACGGCGTGGGGCAACAACCGCGTGAGCCGCGCGCTGATGACGGTGCAGGAAGAGAACGACAACGCTGTTGACGCGATGCGCGCGGATGCCGACTGGATGGTGCGCCATGCGCTCGCTGCGCTCTTCACCAACGTCACCTACACCTACCAGGACGAGCTCGATGGCGCTTTGACGATCCAGCCGCTGGCGAACGGTGACAGCGTGACCTACCTGACCAAGGGCGGTGCAGTGGCCACCGACAACCACTTTGCTGCGCAGGCCGCAGCGATCGCCGACGCGGCCAACCCGTTCCCGGCCATCTATGACGAACTGACCGAGCACCCGGGCAACGGCAATGTGGTGGTCAGCTACATCCCGACCAACTTGAAGACGGCCGTGCAGGGGCTGGCTGAATTCATCCTGGTGCCGGATCCCAACGTCATGCCCGGCAGCAACCAGGCCACGCTCACCAGCAATGGCCAGCAAGCACTGCGCATGGGCGATGCGGTGCTCGGCTATCTCAAGTCTTCGAAGATCTGGGTGGTCGAGTGGAAGAAGCTGCCCAGCGACTACATCATGTCGCTGGCGCCGGATGCGGACACGCCGCTTGGCATGCGCGAGTATGACGCGCCGGAGTTGCAGGGGTTCTTCCCCGAGTTCCATTCGCCCGATGGCAACCTGCAGGTGAAGCGCATGATCCGCTACGCCGGCTTCGGTGTGATGAACCGTGTGAGCGCGCACATCCAGCGCAT